ATCGAAATGGTGGGAATCCGTTCCCTGTTTGTCGGTTATTGTAACGTCACCCGTTAAACCCGATGTATCGTAAGTTAGCAAAGTTGTAGGTGTTGGGGGTGTTGGCGGTGTAGGTGGTTCGGGTGTTGCACCCTTTTCAAACTTTCCTGTTATTGAAATTTCGTCACCGCTAGAGCAATAAACAGTAAGTGTTGCAACGTTGCCCGAAACATTAAACGGTGCATCTGCAACCCAATCGCCATCCCAATTTTGATAACTAGCTTTTAAATCGGTAAATGTTCCATCACCGTTGCCTGTTACCGTTATATCGAAATGGTGGGAATCCGTTCCCTGTTTGTCGGTTATTGTAACGTCACCCGTTAAACCCGATGTATCGTAAGTTAATAAATTAGCCATAATTAAACGTTACCTTTAATAGTTACCATAATAATACTACCTGTTTCATTCATCAACCCTTTATTCGGAAAATCTAGTTTTCTGATATTCGGGCGAACGTCCACCACGTTTGTACGGTTTGAAAGATATTTGTTTCCGTTCTCGCCTTTTGTTAACGTTGCAGTACTGTTTAAGATAATATCCTTATAAGTAAACAGAACGTCAACACGCAAATGAACTGTGCAAATGTCGCCGTCTTGTCGTTTTTCAGAAACAAAATAATAACGATTCAAACTTTCTATGTAAACGTAATTAAACGTTACAGGTGTACGAGTTCTGAAACGAACAACAGGCGATAACACGTTAAACGTTGCATTCAATACGCCCGTATATTCTTCGTTTGCCTGTAAAGTCTTGTTTACTTCGTTAGGTTTGCCATCGTAAACGAAAGTTTTAATTTTAATCATACCTAAAAAGTTAAAAGGGGCATTCCTGTGCTATCAACTACAGGAACACCCCCAACAGTTAAACAATCAAATTAGGCTACAAAGAAGACAACAAAATTTTCGTTTGTGTCATTGAAGTAACCGGCATCGAATTTATAGTAATTGTTGAAAAATTCTGCTTTGGCGTTGTAGTTGGTTGTTACTCGCTTATCTAAGTTTGTAACACCGAGAGCGTCACGGTCAAACATCACGCCCAAAACGCCACTGATAGAAACGGTCGCACCGCTTGCAGATTTCACATCTACACTTGAAACGTTGGAGAAAGCGTAATCTTTGCCCGATGCTTGCCAACTTGCAACGGTTTCAGCCTGTGGCAAAAGAACATTCTCGTTATGGAACGTGTCAGCATACAGGTAGGTTTTTGCAGCTGATGCAAAATCAGACAAAAGAACGGTGTGCAAAACGTCTTTTGGTGTGAAACGTTCCTTACCGCCAACGTTGAACAAAGTTGAAATGGTTTGCAAACGGTCGGCATACAAACCCATCATATACGCTGCAAAACGGATAAAATCGGGGGTTGTTATCGCAACATTTGCAGCCAACGATGCACCTGTCTTATCGTTGTAAAGTTTCAACAGGTTAACACAACGAACGGTTGATGCACTTGAATAGTTAACTGTTTCGCGAGTTGATGCAACGAAACCGAATGCTTCTTTGTCGGCATTCAACGTTTCGGCAATCATATTGTTAATCGTGCGCATAATAAGAGCATCGGTCTTGATAGTCATTGACTTCTCAACTGCTGAATAAATCATTGACAAAAAGCCGTTCAGTTGTTCTGCACTGCTGAAAGATTCTTTCACCTGTCGTTCGGTGATAGACACGGGAACTTCAAAAGTTACCGTTGAGTTAAAGAACTTAGCAGAAACGGTCGGTTTGTGGAACACGTCTTGTTTGTATTCCATACCGTCAGTAAGATTCCACGTGTTGTTCTCTTCTGCTTTGGGAACGTCAGCGGAAATCTTTTCCAATACAGACCCAAATTCCCACGCATCCATAAGCACCGATGGAACTTTACCACTGTAAGGGCGGTTAACGAAAATCACTTTGCCGATGTGGTTTACAAGTGATTTCACGTAATTATCAACGGCATTCTGATTAAAAATCTCATTGCCTAAATCAACAACACCTGTAAGGTCTTCCTGTACCAAATCGGTTTTACCGAGTACTTCACCCGAAACGCGATTAATAATCTCGTAAATCTGTTTTACTCCCATTTTTATAAAATTAAGTATTAATAAATATCTATTGTTAACTCTTTTGCAAGTTCTGTTATCACTTGCGTTTTGAAATTAGTTTTGCGCAAACTCATTTCTTTTTGAATAATTTCACTAGTAGGAACGCTAGATGGAACACCGTTTTTAACAACTGTTTTCGTGCCCGTTTCTTGTCGGTTTCCTGTGGAATCTCTTTGTTGCTTTGTGTCATTGCCAAAATCTCCATCATTAAAAGTTACACTTGAATCGATGGTGTTGTTATTGCCTGTTTCGTCAACGGTGTTATTTGTTGTTTCCGTTGTCTTTGATGTTACAGGGTTCAACACATCATATTCGTTATTAAACACTTGAATCTGTTTTTGCCATTCATCAAACTTCACCGTGATAATGCTTTTAACAATATCGGTTGCAGTTTCGTTTGTGATAGCATCAACTAGAGTTCTGTTTCCATATTTGAAACGTAAATCAATATCAATTACTTTAGGGTCATCGTCCCCGAAAATTGATTTGTACAAAACAGGAAACATGGGTGCAAAGATTTTTTCAAACAAACCATTTTCACCCGTGAAAAGTTCGTTAATTTTCATCTTTTTTCTCTTCTGTTTCTTCTGTTTCTTCTGTTTCTTCATTTTCTTCTGTTTCCGTTTCCGTTTCTTCTGTTTCTTCTGTTTCTTCTGTTTCTGTTTCCGTTTCTTCTGTTTCTTGCGTTTCTTCTGTTTCGTTTTCCGTTACAGGGTCAACGTCTTCTGTGTCGGTGTGGTCGTGCCCGTCTTCTGTGGCTTTGAGCAACGATAAATAATTTTCGTGTTCAATCTTCCAACTAGACCCCAAAGTTACGGTTATGTCCGTGCCGAACATTTCGTTAACACGTTTCACACCCTCAACACGTTCTGTTAACATTGAATCAACGAACGGCATTAAAGCATCAATATTCATTGAAACCTCTTGCGTGTTCAAACGTTCACGTTTCATATTATAGTTTGCGTTCAAACCTAAATCGTTAAACATTGACGCTTTGTAATACTGCAAAAGTTCGATTAATTGTCCGATTTGTTGGTTTCCCTGTGTCGGTGGGGTTTGTAGGTTAACACCTTTGAAAAAGGCATTTTCCCCAATTACTGAGAAATCACCGTTCAAAATCTTCTGCAAAAAAGATTCTGCGCTTTGTTTGGTTTTATCATCACTAGCAGAAATAAGCATTGTGATTCTAGTTAAAATGCTAGCCAAATTAAGCGTTATTGTAGCGTCGGTGTAAAGAACGCCATATTTGCCAATTAACGGCAAAAGTGAATCTGCAAACGGTGTGTTGTTGATAACGACAATATCGGAATCAATTTTAAACGTTTTGTTCAAATTCAACCAAGGGTTTGCTACAACGTAATCTTTACCGTGATAATAGGCATCACATTTGCCCCCACGTGTTCCCTGTAGTGCATACAGTTCCCCGTTCACTTCTGCTATTCCAACGTTACCTGATGTTTGCAGAATCTTTTCAAGTTCAACGGGCGGCATCGTTTCGGGTGTGCCCGTATATTCAAACATCTTTGAAGTCATACAAAGAACTCGCTGCATAAACGTGAATAATGCTGAATCTTTGTTTTTAACTTCTGTTTGATACCTGTTATATAAGTTTTCTTTCTCCATTATTTAACAAGTGTTTTAATTAAGGTACAAAGTTCTGTTAACACCTTAGTGTTACTTTGCACGGTTTCGTTTAACCTGTCGGTTTCCTGTTGGTGGCGTTCGTTCTGTTTCTCCATATAGAAGAAAAGGGCGATACATACAGCAACAGGAAAACCCACGTTACTAACTAGCGTTGTAATTGCGTTTATATCCATATAGCAAAATTTAACTTTGTTATTTTACGATGCAAAGATAATACTATTATTTGATATTACCAAATAAAACGGGGGAAAAGTGTTCCACGTGAAACATTTTTAACCCCCGTTAACAGATATTAAGTAATAATGTTACTTCTTGCACTTGCCATCAAGTAATTACGCACAATTTCACCTATTTCGTTATTCTGATAAAATACCTTATCGGTTGCGAAATACTTCGTTATCTGAGATTCTACAAACGTTGCATTGCTCAACAACTTTCGCTTATAGTTCGGTTTGCCGTTCATTTGCAACGAATAAATCAAACTGTTATCTGTGTCCTTAATCGGGGTTGTTTTGTTGTGAATGTAAATGAAGTTATTCACCCCCGTTTCTTCGTCTTCCAACTGAATAACGTTGCCCTGTAAGGTCATTTCATTAAACTGAATATAGAAGACAAACAACACGTCATTCGGTTTATATTTTACAGGTAGGTGGGGATAGGCTGCAAGTTCCCATTTACCGCCCGTAATCATTTGCAGATTTTCATTGTCGAAACAGAAATATTTGTTACTCGCTTTGTGTTTAACAATCGTGCTACAATATTCTACTGCAACGGTTGCCCCGTGTTCACCGAACTTGTAAATATCTATTGTGCCCTGTTCCATTGCACGAACTTGTTTCAATCCCATTTCTGAGAAATACGGGCAAAACTGATTCACGGTATTACCCAACATAAAAACCTTAACATCGTTTCTTTGTCGAATAATCGTGCTTAACAGGTTCATATATAGCATAAATTCATCGGGTAAATAATAACGTCTTGTTAGGAACTCATCAAATACCACGGTTGTTATATTCGGGTAACTGCTAGATTTTTCGTGTTCCTGTTCTGATAAACAGAAACCGAAACAAAACGGGGTGTTGTCGGGTACACGTTTCTTTGTTTCGGCATCGTAAGACGAAAGAAACCATTTACCCGAAATATAAAACACTTCGTTAAACTTACCGCCTGTTAGTTCATGTATCACGCCATTTGCAACGTGATTTGCAAACAAACTTTCGGCACGTTTGCCCCTTAAATCTTCACGCCATCTACGAATATACGCCATTTGTTTACCTGTGCGCAAATATTCTTTGATGCCATACAATAACGTTGCATACGTTTTACCATTGGAACGTTCACCGAAAATAACGTTGTAATCGGCATTCTTTGATAAAATGCGATTCAACGTGTAAAATTTCGGTGTTTCTACCTTTTCTTTCTTCTGTTTCATATTATTCTTTCTTTAATCTGATTCCCATTAAATAATTAATATAAAGAACTGAGAGACTTAAAGTGTACCCCGTTGGTTCTAAGTGAACACCTGTTAACGTGTCGTAACTTGAAACCGTACCTTTGTAATCTTTTATCGTTCCCGTTTGTTCATAATCAATATATGTGTGAATGTTCTTACCTGTTGCCGATGGTGGTATATCTAGATAATTTGTGAATGCGTCAAAGATTCCACTTTCACCAAACGTTTCTAACATATACGGGATAGCAGATTTTTTGTTAACGCCCGAAACGGTCATTGAGTAATCGTAATCTTTGCCGTTTACTGTAAGGGCGTTTTCTTCTTGTACCATATAGCGTTTTGCACCTAAAGTTTTGAAACGGGTGTAACGCCCCTCATAGTCCCAAACCCCCAACGGTTTTGCGATTCCCTTTATCGTAACGGGTTCAACCTTTTCAAACGGTATTTTATGATGCTTACAGGCTGCACGTAATTTTCTTTGCGCTAAATCGTTGTAGGCTTTGAAATATTCTTTGTGGGCATCACCGTTCATAATTTTAACGGAATCGGTATCACTGTATATATAATCGTCACCGCATTCAGAAATACCCGTAAAAAGATTTCTACGGGCATAAGCGGTAACATAAATACCCCACGGGTAAAACAAAAAGCGGTTTTTACTATCGTTGTATTTATTCAACATTTCTAACTGTTTTTCACCTGTAAGATGTTCAATATCCCATGTTTCACCGTCACATAAAATTTCATCACGCAACGGGTTTGTAACACACATACCATAACAACTGTTTAGCATTTCTTTGCTATTCAAATACTCAACCTCTTTTCCCTTTACACCCTTTAATTTTGTTTTCATTTCATACAGGTGCAAAATAGATTCTACAAACTCAGTTGGCAAATATTCTTTGCGGTAACAAATCATTCTACCGATTCTTATTTGTTCCCACGTGTAAAACTGTGAAAACACTTTGTAATCTATTTCGGTAATAGTCATACATATTTTCTTAGCACAAACTAAACGCCCGTTGTTTTCGGAAACATTTTCTTTCACGAAACATTTACTAACAGAAATTGGATTCTCGTTTTCTGATTTTGCAAAAATGTTTGTTATCTCTACATCAAACACACAACAGAATTTACTACACATAAACTCAAATTGTTTCATTGATTTAACATGAACAACAACACCCGTGCTCATCGGAAACTTTTCTGAAACCATCACATACGGGTAACTACTAGTAAAATCGTAACTATCTACGTTTTCTATAACTTCATCGGTATATTTTGCGTTGGCGTGTGTAAAACCGCCCGAAAACGCCCGTTGTAACATTGCAAATTCTTCCATACCTGTTATATTCAAAGAATGAATCTTATCAATATATTTAAAGTTTGGAATCGTTTTGCCTGTTTTGTCAGTTGTTTTAAAACATACCGAACGGCAATATTTACGCACAAACCCCGTTTTTGTAATCGGTAAACGTGTTATTCCTTTGTACTGTTCAATTAATTCTTGTACGTAACACATCACCACTTTTATATCATTCAAGCAATAACCGATTTCTTTTTGTGTCAACGGTGTTTTATTGTGTCGTAACAAACTGTAATCTAAATCACCGACCAACTTTTCACATTTATATTTGTGAAGTTGTTCACCCAATTTCGCCAACGAATAACCCGAAAGCAAATAAGAGCATCTGAACTCTAAACCCGTTTTTGTTACCCCGTAAATCGGTTTACGTAAATCTATCGAAAAAACCTTTTCCCAATCTAGCATTTCACGGAAAAATTGGAACTCGTAAGCCAAATTGTGAACGTATATGATAATTCGTTTCTTTGGGCAAAGTTTCAATATATCCACGATTTCGGATAACATTTGCAAAAATTCATCCCACGTTCTACCAATTATGCAAAAACCGTTTATTCCAAATTGCCAAACATACATTAAAGAACATTTTTCCATTTTGGTTTGCTTGCCGCCTAATTTCATATAACGTTCGTAACTGTATGTTTCCCCGTCTTCATCCCTATAAAATGAAGTTGTTTCAATATCGAAAGATACAGGCACGTTTAAGAACTTTTCGCCCTTATTGTTGCCTATAAAATTCTTTTCATTCACCGCCAAAGATAAAACCTTTGCAATATCTTTAGGCGTGTAAATTTCTGTATGTAGTTCAAAGGGTATTTTCTTCATTATAAACCAAATTTTTCAAATTCTGATAGAATCTTTTTTAACGGTTCATCCGTTTTGAAATGGTCAACACCATTCACGAAAGCTTCTGAATTCGGGTCTCTTGCTATTTGTTCGATAGCTGCATCTAAGGCGTTTTCAATTTTAACGGCATCATCTTCGATTTGGTCGGACACGTCGCGGGATTCTTGTTCAAGTTCACCCGTAAAATCTTTGTATTGCATTAAGTATTGTTCCAAAAATCGTTCATCGGAAACACTTGCAATTTTACCCATCAATTTATCTTGCATCAACTTAAATTCTTTATCATTTAATTTGTAAGACTTCTTTAAATGGTTTGAATATTCACGTGTACCACTTGCCGTTGATGTAGGTTGTTGCAAAAATGAAATCGCTTTGGAATATTCGATTTTTAAATCGTTCCAATCGTGTTTCATCGAAAACTTTGTGAATCCCTTAATATCACCTTTATTTAACGCAACAACTGCAGGCGAAACAAAACCCGATTTTTCCACATTCTGAATGCGCCTGTTTGCCTGTTGAAATACACGGGCGATTTCTTTGCGCAAATAGCCACGGGATTCTATTGCATCCATAATTTGTTTGTCAACATGTATTTTTGCCGTTGCTGCAAACGTTCTTTTTGAAAACCCAATCGGATTTAACTTTGCCATAATATCAACACTTTTAAATGAAACAAAAACGGGGGTAACAATAACTTTTAATTACTGTTTACCCCCGTGACGTTATCCACCCTTTACCCTACAAAACTACTTATCTACAAAGGTAATACCGTAACACTTTTTGGCGTGCGATTCATATTCATAAATCGTGTACCCAACTTTGTTCGCTTTGATAACCTCAACCGCATCACTATTAGCGAGAATCTCTCTCACCATGTCACCTGTGAACTGTGGCAAATTCACAAGACGTTTGTTTTCTGCGTCAATAATTACAGGTGAATCGCCCAACTGTGATTTGTGAACGTACATACCATTAATCGGGTGTACTACATCGCCGCCGCCGTCTTTGTCACTGTTGTAAATATCGGTTAACTTCACAAATGAAAAATCGGTCGTGTCGATGCCGAAACTAGTCTTATTGAAAGTACTAGCAAAACTAAAACCTTTAGCCATAACTTTACACTTTTAAAACGTTAAACTTCTGTTGCCTGTGAACTGTGTTACTTCACCTCATTCACCCCGTTTGCTGATGCAAACTCGTTCAACCACTTCTTAAAGCGGTTCAACTTGATAACCGCCTTATCGTCTTTTGCGACTTCGTTTGAAGTCATAAGAGCGTTAACACTAGTAATACAGTTAAAAACAGTCTCATTAAAATTATCATTCATAATTACCTAATTTAAATTGTTAAACTTATATTGTTTCTTAATCACGGTGCAAAGATACAACGATTTTGCGAAACCACCAAATTATTTTCGTTAAAAAGTCTTAAAGAAATAAATTAACTGTTGTTAACACTTGTAACGTTCCACGTGAAACATTTGTCGCCACCGTTCCACGTGAAACATTTGAAACATTATTTTTATGAAAGTTTAACAAAAG